TCGTAAACAAAAACTACGAGCTTTTAGAAACAACGCTGGCAAGACTCAATACGAAGAGATCTAGCAATGAAAAATAGTCTTCTGGTGCATAAGCATCTTATTATTCGCGCAGAAGCTGACAGGCCTCCGACAGATGAAGAACAATTAAAATCTTGGATGTTAGATTTTATATCCTCTATAGATATGAAAGTATTTATGGGCCCATACGTTAAGTATTGTAATATGCCAGGCAACAGAGGTATTACGGCTGTTGCAATTATTGAAAAATCACACATAGCAATGCATATATGGGATGAACCTAAACCTGCACTAATGCAGTTTGATGTTTATTCGTGTGGTGAATTTGATGTAAAAGAAATTTGCGATAAGATAAAAGAAGAGTTTAATGTAAAGAAGATAGAGTATAAATATTTAAACAGAGAAACAGGACTTGTAGATATTTAACGACACATACATCCAAAAAAATATCCACTACCATCATTCATTACGTGATAATTAAAAGGTGCATCGTGGTATGTAGTCAACTTTAATCTTAAAATATCACACAAACTAAAACAATCAACATCACTAAATAATTTTAAATCTGCAAGTAAAGCTTTTGTTACGGGAACTAAACTATATAAACCATCGTTTAAAATAATTAAATCCATTCTCTTAATTCTTCTCCCATTATTTCTGTTGCAATATTAATCTTTTTACGCAAAGCTTTTCTAATCTTTTCATCTACAGTTTTTGGTGTTATAAGATCTATGTATGTTACCGCCTTCTTCTGCCCTATTCTATGCGCTCTGTCTTCTGACTG